CTTCCCATATAGCTCCAAGCATTGTTTGCCAAACTTTTGCCATCTTTGCATCGCTATCCTCACGTGGCATAGCAGTAAAGACTGGTGGTCTAGCAGTCATAAATGATTTTAGTTTTTCTACAGCAGGAGATATTCTATCCATAGGAATATCTGCCTGATTACGTGATTGTAGTTCATCAGACTCATCAGAAGTAAAGTGATTACCTAAATAAAAGTCTAAATCCTTACGTGCTTGAGAATCCCAAGAGTCTCTAGCATCTCGCCATCTTTTAAATAATTCTTCGTTATATAATGCTTTTGGGTCGTATTCCATTAAACTCTTGCGCCTGTTAGCCAGTTATATGATTTCAATTTTCTTTTTACTCTAGATATAGTATCTGAAGTACCTTTCTTAAATCTACCACTTGCAGGTGGTTTTGCAAAATAATCAGCATAATACAACGCATCCATTAAGTCATCGTGTCTTGAAACAGGATGTTCAAACATCTCATCAACCAGTTCGGTCATAGATTTACGTATGTATAATTTTTTTGAATTTACTATAGCTCCTAGCGAAGTTTCAAGTCTATCTTGTTTTTTTATTCCACCCGGAGGTTTTACGCCTTTAAAGATGCCCGGCATTAATCTTCTATCATCTGACGCAAGTCTAGTTGTCATATCACGTACCATTTCTTGAGCAGCTACAGTTTC